ACTTTTCACGCCAAAGATCAGCCGAAGCCTGATCACCGCTTTGTTCTGCCACAAGAGCTTTTTCTTCATAATCATTCTTTACAGAAAAATAACGAGTAGCGCCTTCTTTGAACATAAACTCATCAAGCATTTCCTGAGGCGTACTACGATAACGCAAACCTTCAACAACACTCTGATTCCAAGCCCACTGAGAAAAATCATCAGCAGTTTCCGGATCATTCGGAATCATCCAAGGACTACCAAGTTTATATTCACCAAAAATATTTTTGTTATCCAAATAATATTGGATAGCAGCCTTAGTACTTGGAATAACAGCACCAGAAGGAGTTTCATTTACACTAGTTGTATACATCATTGGGTTGAAAAGATCTTGGACACCAAATCGTTTTCCTTGATCAATATATGTATTGATGTAACGAACAGTCCCTTCATCAATACCATAAAGACGAATACTGTCATAGTATTCTGCCTTTAATAAATCTCCTGCATTTTCAATAGCCCCGCCAGTTAACCATTTAATTGAGTTATCCTCGCCTTGATTAATTTCAACACCAGGAGGCCCCATTGTTACCCATCCACTAAGCAGACGAGTGACTTCCATAATGCGTGCATAGTTTGTTACGTCACGCATAACTTCTTCCATTTCTGCGGCAGTCATATCCGGCTTAGGACCTTTACCTTGAGCCATATAATGTGCCATAGCCATATTAAAATAACTTCCTAGTTTTTCGTCTTTACGCAATTCGTCCTGGCTAGAACTCATTAACTTTACTGCTTTAACAGTATTGACCATTGAAGCAGGCAAGAAGTGATCCCACCAGTTTCGATCCAACTTATTGTCCTCACCAACAATATTTCGTTCTAAAGCTTGCAATGGTTCGAAGTCAGAAAATATTCCAGAAAGAAAACTAACTGGCCAAATAACAAGAGGCGAATATGACGGAGCACCAAACTTGGGACCAAAACCTGGCAATATTTTATTTGTTGATTGCGTAATCATTCCTGTCAAACCAAGATCCAAACCAGTAATACTAGATAGACCGTCAATCATAAGATCGGTTCCAGGAATTACAAAATAGTCATCGCCGTTTGGTTGTTCACGAATAACACCCATTTCACGCAAACCAGTATATTTCAACTGGAATTGACGCAATGTGGCTAAACCGTTAGCACCACTGTCTAAAGCAATAATTCGTGACCATCGTTTAATAAAGTTTTCTTCTGCATAGAAAAAAGGCATAAAGCCACGACCCCAATCAGCAAATTGTGATCGTATTTCGTTGCTGTCAATGTATGGCATAACGTCACGAATTGTTCGTTCTTGTGCATAGTAGCGAGCATTCTCTAATGCTTTTTCACGGGTGTTCCATGCATTTTGTAGAGTAGCAAAATCTTCGTCATATAATTCATCTAACAGTTTTTGTACTTTAGCTTTACTTGTTCCTTCAACACCAATGGTTTCAATTTGTTGAAGTCGTTGACGAACCGCCCATTCAGCGCCACCAGATTTAATAACATCCTCGCCCAATTGAGCGGTCATGTAATCTAAGAAATCCCATGAACCACCAATTTCTCGGTCACCAGTAACAACATTGCCTTTATTTTTAGTAGCAAAAGTAACCAACGCATTAGTTTTGTCATCAACAGGATTATTTTTTAGAATAGTAAGTGCAGTATCAAAATCTTCATCAACAAAACTACGGATGTAAGAAATTGCTTCCCCATTAGACCAATATTCTGCTTCAGGAACACCATGCGACAGACCTACTTGACGACCAACATCTGACCATCTTTCAAGAGTCTGAGGTGATTGCGGACCAAAAATGTTTTTAGCATGAAACGCATCCGCTAAATTATTTAAAGAAAGTTCTTCTGGCGTACCATAAAGCATCCAATCAATATTTTTGAGGTTCTGCTCCATAGCAATACTGTAAGCATGAAACGCCATAGGCTTACGAGAAATAGCATCCATAATCGGTGCAAGCACTCTATTAAAACCAAACTGAACAGCCTTATCAAATTGCGCCATAGCACCAGTTGAAACATCTTCTAATACAGAAGCTATTTCCATATTAGGCAAATTGCCAACAGAACTATTTTGAACATCATGAAGATTAAATCGAGTCACAGGAATATGATCTAAATAAACTTCTTTGTCCATCCCACTTAATTTTGTACTTTGCGTACCTTCAAAAAGTTTACGTCCAGAAAGTTTTTCTGCCTGATCATAAAGAAGAGGCGCAATAATATTCCAGTTAATATCAGTTTCACCCTTATATTCAATTGCTGTTTCTTCCATATACCGCATGTCACCAAGATCAACAAGATCTTCTTCACCCATACGAGCATCTTTATAAATACCACGCGCAGGAATAATATCGCCCTGCTTCAAAGCCATAGGACGACCTTCATTTAAAATCCACAACGTGTCATCTTCTCGCACAACATAATCCATCCGTCGTCCGGATTTAGTGCGTTGTCTAATAGTTTCAATAGCCGCATCAATAATTTGTTTTTGCGAACCCTGCGTTGCAGCATCATACAAATATTCGGAAACAATAGGATAGTTATCTACTGGCCAACCAATAACATCAAAAGCTTCTTCGGGCATATTGCCAACAAACTCTGGAAATTCTTCTTGTATTCCAGCTTTTGATTTCATTGAAAACATTTTACGAGCAGCGGGTATTTGACTATTTTCTGTAGCAAATCCAAATATTTGATTTAGTTGAACAATTTCATTAGGTTCTTTAACTGGCAAATACATTGATTTAACTTCAGGAATAAAATGTGTTTGTTCTAAATTTCGTGCAACGTTACCTCTAGGTTTATACGGAGTCATTTTTTCTAGTAAAGCATTCATTTTATTTAAATAAAATTCTGCTGATTCACGTGTTGAAAAAACCAATGGTGTGCGCGTATCAATAGCAGAAACAACTAATTCTTCCATGCTTAATGGAGATCTAGTTGTATTTACACCATCATCCCACCTATCACCCTTTTGCCATGTGCGAGTAGATGTCCAACTATCGCCCAAAGTATATGACGGAGGAACATCTGGCAATTCACCAGAAGTTTGCCTAGCAATATACGGTGGGAGATTTGATGTATCTAAAACAAAAACTTCTTGCGTAGGACCAGTATCAACCACACGACGATTCAACCTAAGAACATCATCAAACTCGCCACTCTCAATTATGCGAGCCATTTCCATTTCTAGTGCTGGCTGAATTTCATCAAACGAAGAATAAAAAGGGCTAGTAGAATAATCAGCAAAAATTTCACCTGGCTTAATTCGACCAGATTGAATTAAATTATGTTGATTTAATTGTTCAAGACAAATATTTAACGAGTATTGTTGATCTTCAGTCAAAGCATTATATCTATCATGAAAATTAATTGTTTCCGGATCTTGTCCGTTTAATATTGCGTTCTCTTCTCCAATTGCATAAATTTCATCTTTACGTGCTGTGTAATATTTAAATTCGTCATCAGTTAAAAGATGCGCAATTCTTGAACTTTCAGGTCCCAACGGATCATTTGTATTATTTAAATAACCTTTTGTTTTACGCAAAGAATCTAATTTTTTGTACTCATCTACAAGCGGATTAAAAGTATTTTTAAAACTTTCTAGAAGCTCTGGCATTGACCATTCAAGATGAAGACTTTGACCTGCTTCATCTATTAAACCTTTTATAAAATCTTCTGGACTAATTTCAACTTTAATAACATTTCCAGAACCAGACAAAGATGGCTGCACGGCAGGATAATTGGGATCTTCTAAATAACTTACTCTTATTTTTGATGGATCATCTATTAACTCGTGGAAAATATTAGGAAGAACAACAATTTGAGTGTCAGAATCAAAAAAATCAGCAGTAGTGCTTTCTACATTAGGAAAAACAAATTCTAATTGTAATTCGGTAAAAGGATCTTCTGTAACGTTTAAATCAATAATTTTGTTATCTACAGAATTTACTGCCCATCTCGGCCCAAAGTTTTCAAAATATGTATTTAAATCATCAATCAAATTAGGTTGAGAAAAAATTTCTTTAGTTTTTGTTTCTGTTACACCAAGTGTAGTTATGGTCAACTCGTCAAGAACGGTCTGATCAATGTCATCATAAATAGAACCGTCAGGAACATGTAACGAATAAGTACCAGCAGGATACGTAATTGAATTTGATGTTGGTGCGGCAATAACTGGATTTAATGGATCTATTCCCCAAGCCTCAAGTTGTTTATTTACATCATTAAGATTATCTATTCTTATTTCTTGCATGGAAATATTACCTTGAAGTGTTGTTTCTTGAGAAGCCGTAATTGGTCCATTTTGCTTAAGTCCATTAAAGAAATCTATATTTTGTTGATGACTTTCTATTTGACTTTTTAATAAACTTTGACTATCAACTGCTCTTTTTTGCATTAAATAATCTTCTGATTTTTCAGCATGTATAGCTAACTCACGATGGCCAATACGCCCCGCTTCTCTAAAATTTGGGCTTTCAAGAATATAAGGTGCTTCAGGCCCTTGAGTAAAAGTTGCGCCTCTTCCTTCAACACGATAAGGCAAAGGTGCAGTTCCATTAGCAAGGTCACCAAAAGTACGGTAACCAATATTTTCTCTTGTAATACCATGAGCAGCAAAAGTATCATCAACCGTAGTTGTAAACATTACAGGACGAGTTCTAACATTGCCAGTGTAAAATATACCTGTCGCATAGCGCAATGATTGTTCATGCGATAAACTGAATGACAAAGCATCATTAGAAGTACCCCATTGACTTTGTTCTTGAAAAAATAATGTTATAGAACCATCAGAATTAAGAACATACTGATCACCAGGACGTTGCATCATACGATACAAAGGTTGACCCTTACTACGACCAACCGACTGGCCGTTCCATCGCATAACTTCAGGACCCCAATGTTGACCGTCAGTAGCCCAGTCTTGGAATATGTTTGCCATAACCCATGACTTTGCTGGTTCTTCAATATCACCAACTAAACGCTGAAGATTATTTATTGCACCCGCACCAACTTTATCGGCATCACTTTGCAACAAAATTGTTGTGAACTCTTCAGGAGTAGGAACACGCAAACCACCATAATTGTTTTTAAGAACATCATATAAAACGCCATCTTTATGCTGGTTTAACGCAGCAACAAAACGTTGTACTCGCGCAGGATGCTCAAGCGGTTCGTTAACAACCAACCACAAGTGAAGTACTGAAGCATCAAGTGCACCTAACCCATCATCGGCAGAATCTAAATAGTTTTTCCAGGCATAAATAATTTCTTGATACTTTTGTGGTGGAACTAATTCTTGGGTATCAGGAGTAAAAACATTAAGTTCTTTTTGAATAACAGGAGAAATTAAAGCATCATCAGTAAGTTCACTAGTTCGCTCATGAACGGACACATGAAAATCTTCTCTAAGTCTATGATTTTCTCCTTGACGGACGATACCCATTTCACCGGTACTTAAACGAACATTAATTTTTTCGCCAAGTTCACGTTCTACGGCACTAGTCCTGGCTGTTAATTCTAAAGGAATACCTGAACCCGTACCTAGACGGTCCATCAAAGCATCAAAAGCATCAGTAGTAAAATATCGTGCCCTGTCAACTAAAGATTTATTAACTCCGCCAACAAGCATACGGCGAAGTGAATATTCGTTACCAAAAATCATCATGTCAGCCATAGACTTAACATTGTTTTTAATAATAGATGGACTTAAAGATAAATTTTCTGCGAGTGTTTTAGAAGTAAGTTCGTCAGTTGCTCCACGCAAAAGCTTCATTATGTCTACAAGTTTACTCTCTTGCCTATTTGCTCCACGCAAAAATGTTGTTAACCATTTACCGTAGTTTTTACCAACAACAAAAAAAGGATTGTGGCCTGCACCTAAACGAGTAACAACTCGTGCAAGAGGTCGAATGTGAGCAGGGATATCATAATCTTTTAGAAGAATCCATTTTTGGCGTTCAGTTAATTTTCGAGTGCGATTTGCATTAACACCAGCAGTATTAAACTCACCAACAATTACTTTAGCTTCTTTATATGCATCATAGTTACCAATATTTCGTGCACCAAATTCTTGTAACCAAAAACCTGAACCTGCACGGGCAATTAACGCCAATAAATCTTCGCCAGAGTTACGGAATGCAAAACCAAATCTAAACAAAACTGACGGCTTCCAAATTTTTTCTTGGAATCCTTTAATGTATTGATTCTCAGGAATGCCTAACAACACTCTAAAATAACTTCCGTCGGCTGCTGCTTTACGCAACAATTTCATATCTGGTAAAGCAATCATAATTGCTTGATTATGAAGAATCGGAAGTGCACCCACTTTATCCATTTTCATTAAACCGTTTTTGGTAGACATAGTTCCAGCCTTACCAAACGCATAATGTTGTTTAAAGTGAGTAAGGATTGAATCTAATTGTTCTGCAGCTTCCGGAAATTGTCGTAAGTTTCCTGCTGTTGCCAGCGAGTCAACCATGGATGCAATAGCGTCAATGCGACCCTGAAAGTTTGGATTATCAATAATTGTTTTAATCCAAAGATCTTGCATGTATGAAGATAAACCTATTTTTTGGAAACTTCGAACAAACTGTGTAATATCTTCAACCGCTTGTGGCTGATCCATAATAGTAACAACTTGTTTTGTTAATGCTGGTGTAACTAGAGCTTCTTTAAAAGCACCAAATGGTTGCAGTAACCTTCCTACAATTGGTGTTTGTGCAAGTTCTAAACCAGTTTTATAGAAAGAGTTTTGTGTAAGAGCAAGAAAATCTTCTCGCATGGCTTCAGGTAAAAAAGATAAAAGTTCATCCATAAAATTAGCGTTGCCACTAATTTTTTCAATAATACGATAAACACTTGCATCACCAGCACCACGTAAGAAATCTCCAAGAGCACCAGTAGCAGTTTTTAATGCGTAAGTTGTTGGTCCTAATGTTTTTAATGTTTGACGAGTAACGCCTTGGGTAATACCAATGCCTTGCATAATGGCACCAAATCTTTGGCCATCAGAAATGTAATCAACTATGTTTCTTCCAGTAAATTCAGTAAAATCTGCTGTGCCTTTAACACCATTATAATAAGTGCGTAAATTGTCGTATAGGGGCATCCATTGTTTTGCGTATTTTTGAATAATTCGGACATCGCCATTAACAACACCTTTAGCGACTTGATCAAAAACACGTTTTACGCTGTCATGTTTTTCGTACATTTGAATAAACCTATTTGCCATAACGGCACCATCAGCAAACTCCATACCATAACGTGAAAGTTTAAAAGCTCTAGTTCCTGCAGCAATTAAGTTAAATGGATCTACGCCGACCATGTATGCGGCATCTACAAAACCTGATAAAAATTGATATTCGCCACTATTAGGATTTAACCCTAAACCGCGTGCGGCTACACGTCCAAGACTAATTTTTCCTTGTTGCATAGTAACAACAGCTTCTTGAAAAATTGGTTGTTGAATAATTGTTTCAAGAGCCGCAACAGTTTCAAAATATGCTGGAGTGTTTGGTTCAACAATTTCTCCGGCGAGTTCCTGAATAATATCAAATTGTTTTTCTGGATTTAACGCTTCACGGTTGCCAGAAATTTCTGTTACTAAAGAAACTAAATCGGTTTGATTACCAAGTTTGCTTGCTAAGGTTTGAGCCAAAGATGTTAAAGCTTCATCGCCTAATAATTCTCTAGCCCTATTTTGTGCTTCAATAGTAAAAAGTTTTTCTCCATCGCCCGCACGAAGGTAAGCATTATAAAATCTTGATGGATTACCTTGAATGGTTTCTGTCAAAAAAGCGGCAGTGCTTGCACCAACAACTGCAGCAGTACCAGCAACAGCAAGAAGTGCTAGCGGGTTGGCTACACCTAAAGTGGCTGCTCCAACATAACCAGCGTATCCTCCTCCTACTGCACCGAATGCTGAAGCAACTTTGCTAGCAGTACTAAGTTGAGCAATGGTTCTGACTGGACGTTGATAAATTTGGTCTTGAGTAAAAATAAAACCTTTTAGTAATCCTGCACCTGCAGGAATAGCCACATCACTAATTGACCATCGAAAAGGTGCGGTTGCAGTACTTAAGGGACCGTCATACCAACTTTTTGTTGATCCATTAGATGATGGAACCTTATAACCCATTTTGGTTAAAGTGTCTTGTTGCTGTGGCGTTAAGGTTGAATAAATAGCACGTTGCGTAGAGGGCATTTTGTTGCGCAAATCGTCAGCAAGGGTAGAAGCACGATACATGCCATAAGCCTGACCAGTATTATACAAAAGAGTATTTGTATCCATGTTTGATGCGGCCATAGCCATAACAGTTTCAGGTTCGCTGGCTAACCAAGGATTCATGCGATACATGGCTTGGGTACGGAATGCTTGTACTGAACTATCTACATATACTTGAAGATTTGCTTCTGCTTCAAGAAGATTATTTTCAATATCATCAACATCTTCTTGTGTGTATGCAACTGACATTAAAGACCAGCCTTCATAGCTAACTCAGAAAAAATAGGGTTGCCTGTTTGTCGTGATAATTGACGCATAAATTCGCCTTGCTTATAAGAAGGAGATGAAGCATATGCATTCATTGAAGGCGAAGGTCCGTTGCGTAAACCCGCATTAAAAGGAACGCTTGGTTGATCGTCGGGTTGATACAACTGTCCACCAACATTACTCAACATACCTTTCATGTCATCTAAAGACATTTTAGGTTGTTCTTGCACGGGGGCACTAGGAGCAGGAGCACCTTCCTGTTGAGGACTTGGCGCTGTTGGTTGAGATTGAGGGTTTACCAATTGAGGTGCAGGCATCGTCTGTTGCAACTGTTCCTGTTGCACACCCTCACCATATGTCTGTCCACTAATAGATTGAACTGGCTGGCCTTGACCACCAGCCAAAGTTTTCTTTGCTCTAGGCACCTTGTCCTCCTTGCATAGCCGCTAACAACTGTTGAACATTCGCACGAGGATCTTGAGGGGGTCCAGCCTGTGGAGGTGGAGCCTGAGCCTGAGCCTGTTGCATAGCCATCATCTGCTCTGGAGGTCCAGCCATACCAGGCATAGCCTCAGGTGGAGCAACCATTCCTTCGGGAGCTGGCGGTGCTTCTGACGCTTGACGCTTACGCATTTCATCATCAGCCATAGCAACAGCATCAAAAATATCTTTGCCTTCCGACAAATACTTCTTAATCATCGTAGAAGCAATTAACGGCAACTCGCCAGTCAAAAGCTTTTGAAGAACACTTTGACGCAAGGCATCATCAAAGTCCTCGTCCTGCACAAGACGTTCTTCAGCCTCATGGTCATCAATGTACGGGTGCATAGCCCTGAAGGTGCGACCCGAAATGGCTTTAGCACCACGCAAAGACCCAAGGATCTGTGTCTGTTGCATAACATCAGCACCAGGAAGGTTATACGAAACTGTGTTATCTAACAGTTCTATGTGTTCCTGCGGCGTAAATGTGACAATACCTTTGTCTCCAGCCCATCCAGAGTACATTGAATACTTCTTGTCAGGCCAATACGCTTTATAGGTAGAAAGAATTGCTGAGTTAAGATGTGGTAGCCACGCTTCACTGATTTCGTGAAGTTCTTGGATGCGCGGATCAACAGCCATACCGGCCATAGCGTCCATACCACGACCAGTACGCAAAGCACCGTAAGTCTCACCACCAAATTGTGGAACCAAGCCCGTTGAGGTGCGGAAGTTGCGTTCAAGACGGTCAATGGTTTGCGTGGTCCTAATGTCTGGCGTGGATCGAATCTGACCGATGGACTCAACGTCCTGTAGCAAGTTGATTTCACCTTCACGACCATCTTTCCATTGTCCACCAATAATACGAGGCATTCCACCCGAACGCCCAATAGCGTACATGTCAGGCCAAATAGCTTTTTCTTGGGCAAGAATGTCTAGTGCCATAAGTCTTGCTTGTAGGTCTACGTTGCCAAGCATTGATCCAATACGGCTTGCGATGCGTCCGAGGCTCACGTTGTGGGGTACTACGGCTGGCATCATGCCGATACGGTTCGGATAACTTGGTGATAACTGTTGCCATGGGGTAATCCATGGGCGTTCGCTTGACATGCGACGGTCATCAAATACTGGTCCGATGATGCCGAATACGGTTTGATCTAGGTCGTACCATTCAACACATTCCCAAAGGTCACGGTAGTCGTCTTTGTGGATTGGTCCGCCTACTTCTTGGCGTGATTGTGGATAGACACGACGTAAGAATTCGGCTGAGTGGCGGGTAACAAAGGCTACATATTCGGGTTGCCGTAGTTCTTCGTTGGCTGTTGGCTCAATATAGGTGCCGAGTGGGTCACGGATCTCAATGCGGGGAATGCCTGCATTAAAGTCTGGGATAACGACAAGACTGCAAGTGTGGTAGGCGGCTAGTTGGCGGTAGTAGCGACGACGACCGAGGTTCCATTTAGAATTTGAGTAGGTTGCTGCTACGATCTTGCGTCGTTTGTCAGCATATTCACGGGACCTGCGACCGCTATCTTTCATGGGGTCAATGGCAGGAAACACGTTATTCGGGCGTACCGAAGCGGCTCGCATAGCCATATTGTCTACGGCTTCAGCAATAAGTGCTGGTGTTAGGGGTGGAAGATTTGGTTCTTTGTCAATATCGGGCATAGGAAGAATCCAGTCGCCGTCATAACGATCAAGAATATCCTTCATACGGTTAAGTACAGGACCTTGCATTGTTTGCAAGTCCTTTACTATGCGTGTTATTTCATCGAATGATCTCAAACTTTTGCTCCTAGTGGAATTACTAACCCTGTTCTGGTACCTGACCAGGGTATTCCTTTGACTCTCCACGTTTCACTCGTATTAGTTTCTATGGGTTGTTTCCATCTTTGTCGCCAAAGAATCCATACAAACCATAGTGCCATTACTCTGTCTTGCCTAAGTTTACTACCTCTAGCACCTGGCCTCCATGCCTTTAGTTGCCTACATAGTTCCCCTATTTCAGTTCTAGTATAGTCATCTCCCGCCCATGGTAACACAATTTCTTGTCGCATGAATGACTCGCACATAGATGCTACACCTACTGACTCATCATATTTGTTCCAGCCAGTAATATGTTCGCGCATTGCGAACCCGTAGTGTTGCTGCATTTCTAGCAATCTTTCATCTCTTGCTAGGCCGGCTTGGAAGTTTTTAGTTTCGATTACTACGTCTGTTACTCGTCCTGTTAGGTTACAGGACTGAATGACGCTATCTAATGCTTGCATAATCTGTTCGTTGCGTCGGAATCCTACATCTTCACGGATGCGTCGGACAATAAGTTTTCCTTCAGGGCTCACTTCGCAGGCAATCACACAGTTTTGTGACCCTAATGCAGGGTCTAAACCTACATAAACAATGTTGTCGGTAGGTATTTCATGCTTTAACGAGATTAGAGGGTTTAAACATTCGTCAACCATCTCATCTGTAAAGGTTCGGTTGCTGTTTGATGACCCTGGGGATTGCATATAGTTGCGATCCCAAGCTTCTTGACCTACTTTGCGTCGCTGACGGTCCAACATGTCTAGTGTGTAGCGTTCAGGCCATAGTGGTTTCTGTTCACCACTCTCAAAATCGGTGATGATTGCCTTAAACTTGATGACTTTGAGGATGCCCTGTAAGTCTGTGTCGTCGGCTAGGCGACTGTAGATGTCATCTTCACCCACACGAGTGCCAGCAATAGTAGTAATACCGTGTTCGCCTGGGCGTGTGAGTGCGTCCTGACGAAACCAGTCCTCAATCTTGTTGGTTTGCGTATATGTTTTGACAGATTGAATGTCGTCAACATGAAGATGGTCGGTACGAGTTGAAACGATTGATGATCCAACACCAAGAGCCATCATCGTATAGTCACGCTCATCATGATGTGACTTCTTGTAGACGTTAAAGTGGTCTGCACCCCACGGTTGAGCCACTTTGCCTTGCCCTAAACCTACTGGTGGACGGAAAGGACCCCATCGTTCCACATATTTAGGGAACGGACCGCCTGGTTCCATACGGTTCTTGATACGACCGATGATCTTTCGGGCGATTGATTGGTTTTCTGAAGCTACTGTCTGCCTACGGTTGGGATGTAACGCAACCATTTCGGACACATAGTTTTCATATGTGGTCGTTTTACCATGTTCCGGTGGCCAGAGTGCCATAAGAATATTACCTGGTGGTAGATTCTCTAGTTCTTGTAGGAATATGAGTTGGAACCACGCATATTCCATATCAAAGTATTCTTTGGCAAAAGAAGCGTGAGTACCGTTGTACTCACCTTCTTCTTGTGCCTCGTTTGCACGGATACGGTCTACTTCGGCAGCAAACTTCTTATCTCGCTTACGCCACTGGCGGTATGCCTCGTATCCGACACCAACTATTTTTAAAGCTTCTTGTAGCGGAACTTGTGCTTGCGTTAATTGCAAAAACTGTTGCTGTCGCTGTACTGCACGCGAGTGATGTGCGTTAGCGGCTAAAGCTTTTTTGATGGTTGGTTCATTCAGGTGTTTCAATATTTTCCACTACGTCAGTATTGGCGGTTTCTTCCGCTGGTACTAACTGTTGTAGAACTGTCTGCAAGATTGCGATCTGCTGTGCTTGCATAGCAATTTGTGTTGATAGGTTTTCGATGACTTTGTTGAAGTCGATCTGGTTATTCATTTTGCCCTCCTAGGGTATTTGTGGAAATACTGGTGTTAAATCAGATGGTTCGTATGTAGCCATAAAGTCTCTTAACTCTTGACGATATGCAGACCATGCTTCTTTATCAACTATAACATCAGACAGTTGACTAAAGTCGGATTGCACCAAAAGCGCATTACGATATTGTCGTACCAAATCAATTTTTTGTTCGTCTGAATATGTTGTGCAAAAATCGTTATACATTGGCAATTGGTTAAAATCTATTAACATGTTCCCTCTTATGTTTTGATGATGTAATTAAGAACTATATATGGTTGAAGGTTGTTATGTGCGCTACCGCTACCAGCATTTTGGTTGGTTGCTGTCGTAGCAATGTTGGTCGGAGTTTGGTTGTTGACCGTAATACCAGTCGTATTGCTGTTGACGTTTGGTGTGCTAGGAAAACTGCCAGTATTGGTTGACGTGTTAGCAGCAGAAACAAACGCAGTTGAGTAAAATAATGTCCATTGATTAAAGCTGTGTATGTGACCAGGGTCAGTAATTGTGTGAGTGTGAGCATTTTGAGTATGGTTGTGACTATCTTGCGTGTGAGTGTGAACAGGCATTTCTGCGCTAGTCAAAGTATGAGTCTTAGCACCACCCGTTTCACCCATACTGTCAAACGAAACATCGGCAGAATCACGGCCAACAGGAACTTTACCTTTTAAGTTAGGAACATTGAACGTTGTAGAACCATCACCAACACCATAAGTAGTGCTAATTACAGCAAACAAGGCCGCATAAGTAGTACGACTGACAGCAGTACCATCGCACAACAACCAAGATGTAGGAGCAGTAGTAGTCGCCCACATATTAATAACACCCGCAGGCACAAAACCTGCGTAAGAAGTATCAACAGCAATAGTTGCAGAAGATCCTTCAGATGGTGTATGTGTTACTGCAATACCTGTACTAGCAGTAACACCTGACATATAGTTGCCTGTAGTATCAGTTCCAAGTGCAATTGATCCACTAAGCGCAATAGTACCATCTGCATTAGGTAATAATATAGTTCTATCAGCAGTAGGGTCTACACAATAAAGATACGTTTGGTTAGTATCAGTTGTTGCGCCTTCAAAATAAATACCGTGGGTATTAGGTAAAAGAATACCATGAATAACAGGTGTTTGACCAGTTGCTGTAATAGTTGGACCGTTAATGATTGGTGTAGTTAAAGTTTTGTTAGTTAAAGTATCTGTCGTATTTCTACCAACTAGTGTGTCAGAAACATTAGGGATTAATGTTGTTGAATCAATCCAGTTAGTACCATCAAAATAAAGAGTTGATCCTGTAGCTGGTGTTGTAATAACAACATCCGTAAGGTCATCCAACACAATAGAACCAACAGAACCTGTAGCACCAGTTGCTCCCGTAGCACCTGTGGCTCCTGTGGCTCCTGTAGCGCCAGTTGGACCAGCAGGTCCTGTTGGTCCAACATCTCCTTGGATACCTTGGATACCTTGGATCCCCTGAATACCTTGTGCACCTGTAGCACCCGTAGCACCGGTCAAACCAATTGGTCCTTGAGGACCAGTCGGACCAGTAGCACCAGTAAGACCAGTAGCACCTGTTAAGCCAATTGGTCCAGTAGCACCCGTAGCGCCTGTTTGTCCCGTAGGACCCGTTGGGCCAGTGGCACCAACAACACCTTCGGGGACAGTAAAGTTAAAAATTGCGGCAGAGGACGAACCCGAATTCGTCACTACTGCCGCTGTACCAGGAGCGCCAGTCGTCGTCGCCCCGACAGCGACCGTGGCAGCAGTCCCAGTAACACCCTGAATACCTTGAATTCCCTGAATACCTTGAATGCCCGTTAATCCACGGGAACCATGCTCAATAACAATGGTGGTATCGGAACCAATAACAGTAGACGAGTTACCATTAACATCACTAGTTGTATAAACAATAGTGGTGTCATCGGAAACAGGTTTAACTACTGTCGAATCATGCACGACTAATATCCGCCTCTACTTCGGCTTCACCCTCAAACCGAGTATGGACACTACCGTCAGAATATGTTCGTTGCACATCATAAAAATAGACACCTACAGCAAGAGCAGCAGTCTGGGTAGCGGTCAAACTAAACTCCCAGGAACCCTGAGCAGCATTAATAATAGTTGTTGTAAAAGTAGCTACAACTGTGGCCGACTCAGAATCGGAACGGATCTGAATTAGAAACGTATTGCCTGTAAGATTAGAAAGAGTACCGTCATCATCATATTCGGTAACGGTATGCGTATAGGTATCACCACGACGGATACGAATCTTTCTTTTCGGGACACGAGCCATAGCTACCTAACTTTCAAATCGATCCCCACACCACGGACAATATATCACACCAAGAACACAATCCATCAACCTAGCATGAACCTCAGCGGAGTCAGCGTCATGTTCCCGTTTACTCCGTTTAAATGTAAAGGGCGAAGCCCATCTCCCTTCAAGATACGCAACCAAACATATATCTTCAAAAATGATGGCAGAAGAAGTGGAAGATGACATACCCCTATGATACCATCTCCCACAGGAAGCGTCTCTAAAGAAATTTTTTTGTAGATGCACCATACAGCTTACGCTCACAACTGATCACCGACAAGAAGCAGAAGAGGCTTCTAACAGACCCGCCCCCTTGCACGGGGACAGAGGATGACACACCGAAAGGTGGGTAGACCTTCGCACTTGATGCGAGGGAGCAGCGTCCAAACGTCACAAATGAATCTGGTTCTCCGTCCTGCAACACCGGCCACCACAACAGATATGTTGAAACGGTGGGGGGATAAACCCACAACCCACTCCTCCAGGCTTTTAAATAAGTAAACAATGTCACTGTCACAGAAATACCAAAATAGACAGGACGATTATATATGTGACGGGGTGCTGGCACATCGGTGAATGAGATTCCTATCTACTCTACTTAGCCTTTCCCGTCTGCTCGTCAGCGACCCACGTTGTGGGTCACTTCCTCACCGACCCCCCTGGGGGCATCGGTGGTAACACCCATCGGCGACGACCACGCCTAACAACGCCGTCAAGCAAGCGCCGACCACGTTGACACCACCCCGTCGGCTTCGGCGCAAGGTCAACCACCACCGTACCAGCATCACACAGCACACGACTGTCTGTTGGTGGTGTGTGAGCAGGTGTGTTGTGTTTGCTTTACTTGTTGTCTGTACGCTTGTCTGTGTGGTGGTTGTACCCTGTTTGGGGGCGGTCTGAGCCGAGGTCTCAGACACTGCGGTCGGAGCCCCAAAGGGCGGGTCTCCGCCACGAGGGCAAGGTCAAGGGACAGGTCAAGTGCGCGGGACACCCGCACCCGTCACGCTCGCTGAGGCGAGCCTTTCCTTCAAACCCTAGATCTTCGTTCGTACCTCACTCAATACAAGATCAAAACCAGATCAAAACCTTTTGCCTGTGTCTTGTGTGCGGTATTGCCACAGTTCGCAGGCTCACTATGCCAAACCCCACACGACACCGACAAATATCAACCGATTAACCGATAAACCGATTAACCGATATTACCGATTCGCCCGTGACCAGCGCAATATACAAGGACACCATCGACCCCCAAGTGCGGGGTCAATGTTGTCCTGAGGCTACGCCTCGCGCTTCTGATGCTGTGGTACGGTGCCCAAGAGTGTAGCGACGGCTGTCTCCTCGTGTCAAATCGTGTAAAGGTCGGGAGGGCACCGACCGCCACGATTATACATTTTTTGTAAAAACTTTTTGACGGTAGGGCGTTTGTCAAAAACTTTTGAAAAAAATGTGACACTCGTTTTTTTCACGGCGGAGCTTCGCTCTCCCGCCGCAAAAAAAATGCTGGAACTGGTTCTCGCTATTTACACAGGGAGTTTCTTGAGTCTTTTAGGGATGGGCAACCCGTACCACCGAGGTGCGGGATGACTAAAGGAGTTCAAATGATATTACTTTTCTTTTTCTTTTCTTTTTTTTCTTTTTTTCTAATTTATGTAATGTTCAATCAACTATCAACACTAAGGAGTTCACGATGAATACGGAATTGGCAGTAAACGACTTCGCGTTACTTGACTATCTCTTGAGTAGTCAAGGCGTTGTAAGTCAGTCAGCAGAAGATGAGTTCTTTGACTCAATCGCAGATGAACCCGAGGTAATGACTAGCGTTGCTGGTTACTGCCTGTATACAACTGTTTACATCTATCCTAACGGTTTCACGACAACCAAGGTTCAGAGAATGTTCACGACTCACGGTTTAGACCGAACAGTCACCATCTACATCAACAACAACGGAAAGCGAGTTCAATCATGAAAACCATCAAGCAAGTTGACAAACAAACAGGAGAGATCATGAGTCAAGTCATAACCGAAAACCCCACGGGGCTCAACGCAGATACAGGTGAGCGCACCTTTGCCTCGCTTGATAACGCAATGAGCATTGTTACTCACTACATGGGCGAACATATGGAAGTCACGACCCCACGAATGCTTGCAGAAATGATTCTGCAGTCCAGCGTCGCTCGTGGCGTACGACCCACATATTCCTCAACAGACTTGGATAACAAGACTGACTATGTAGCAGACAACATAACCAACCTAGTTCGTGGTTGGTTCAAAACAAACGAGAACCTAATCGGTGTCGGTGTGTATAACACCCAGTGGTTCGGTCTAACAACAAACGGTGACCAGTCTGACTTGACTGCTGACCGTGTGTGCATCGTTGAAGCGCCAGTAGATACGGTGATGCGTAAGAAGTTCGGTAACTTCGTTATGTTGCGGTTCAAGGCTGACGGTGGCAAACTCGTCAATCCGAGAACCAAAGCGGAGACCAACTTCACTTACCCCACTAGCACTGGTGCAGACGGGCGAGTGTGGTTCACATCGGATCTGATGCCAGCCCAGTGTCTTGACGGAATCATCACAAAATTCAACAGACTTGAAGAAGCCAAGTTCGCTTTACAGGAACTTGCTGGTGCGCTTTACACACTCAAGCGAGCGTCTGCTGAGCAAAACACTGCTGATGTTCCATCGGAATGGGAAGCAGAGTTGGTCAAAATTGACAAGGCTGAAAAAGCGTTAGCAACAGCCAAGTTGGTAGAACCAGCGATGTGACAGTCGGTGGGTTGGTGGTGGCGCAAGCCACCACCAACTCACAGTTACTTTTTTTTTACGCCCCTATCGTGCAACTCGGGGGGAACGCACCCCTCGTCACACGACGAGCCGTTCCCTCTCGTGCTCTACCTTTCATCGGCGGCAAGTCAAATCACTATCACTCATTTACCTAACCCATTCCGTTTTCGTTTAGCACATAAATAATTGCTGTGACTTGGAGGTCATTATGAATCAGAAAGAATATCTAGAGTTAATAGAACTTATTAATACTGAGATCAGGTTCTTTGAGCGTCAAATTGAAGAGAATGATGAGATTAGTTACAATCCTTTTAGTCGTAAGGCCAGGTGGACTCGTGCTTTGTGGCGTAAGATTGATGATTTGAATCGTGAGATTGGTGAGATCAATTATCAGTATCACGGTGATGAGTCGTTTCCTGATACTTCTCAGTTTGTAAAAACTTATGAGGCAAATAGGCCTTTTATGTAAGGTTTTGGCAATAGCACGATGCTTGCATAATTAAATGCAAGATGGACAAAGGGGTTTGCAACCGTGAGCCAAAGCAAGTGTGATACGAGCTTGTATGAAATTTTGTGTCTGGCATATGCACAATTAATCGTATCAATATGCCTCCCCCGACTATCTAAGGAGTGTTATGAAATCTAAATATGTTGTTTCGTTTGTTTCATATACAGACGAAGATACTTTGGATAAAGAGTTTTTTGAGTATTGCCCGCCGTGTTGGAGTCTTTACAACGATAGTGCTCAGTTGCTGGGTATTTATGGTTGGGATGAAATGGATATTCCTGTTAAGCACATGATTATTTGCGATGGATGCGGCTGTGAAGTTCATCCGGAAATGGAGTTGGTATGACAGATTTAGTTGATCTATCTAATGGTGCTACAGACACAATTCAGTTGAGTCGTGTTTGTTATATCTGTAAAGAAAAAAGTTTTGTTCTTGTTGATGCTGTGTTGTATCGGCTTTGGGATTCTGGGTCGTTGATTCAGAATGTTTGGCCTGGTTTGACTCCGGCTCAGCGAGAGATGATAAAGCTTGGCTATCACGATGATTGCTGGGAAGAAACGTTTAATGCTAAACAGCATGACGATGAAGAGTCCGATGAGGATGATGATTGGAGAATCAGAGATGAATATTAAAGTTAATCGTTTGAAGTTGATTGCTGCTTTAAAAGTGGCGTTACAAGAGCGTATTGATTTGCAGATTGCTAATGACAACATTATGCAGTTAAACAAATCTTCTTTGGAAGCGTATGAACAAAAAGTTCTTGAGTTAATTTATACTGGCAAGCTTGAACTTAACTATATGAATACGCAGAATTGGCGCCAAGAACCTTCGATTGAAGTTAGTTTTAAGATGCCTAAAAATTTCCGTTTAAAGCCTGTTGTTATTGATACAGAATTTGTTCGGAATTATGAAGTTGTTGAACTTGAGAACGCTATCAAGCTTCTTGAGATGAGTGATGTTGAAACTGTTAGTGCTAGTACATATAAGAGTGTTGTTGGTTATATCAAATGAGTAAGCCTGGAGGGGTTATGAAAACTATGGAATCAGTAAAAGATATTTTCACAGAGTTCTATCCTGTGTATGATCATGAGCACGGTTGGGATCATGATGCGTTGGCATTCACCCGTATTAATGGCACATGGGTAGTTGCTGCAGAAGATCAGTCACCTTATGACCTTATCGTACCGTTTGTTTATCATGGTATGGATGGTGTGTCTATGTTGACTATGCATGGTTGGGCTGCAGGATTAGATGATTCTAATGTGCCACCTAGTCAGCGTCCTGATAAGCGTCGTATGCGTTTGTATATTTTGATGCAAGAAGGTACGTGTCATACTGCAATTGCTTGGCAGGATACTGCTGAGTTTGAAATTATGAATGAGCCTGGTGCCGGCGCGTTAGCTGATGCTATTGCTCAGGTTGCGTTTGTTTATACTCAAAGTCTTTTAGAAGATAAATTAGATGGGATGAATCAAGATGTATGAAGAATTAATTAGCCGCACATTGCCTGATGCATTGGATACGTGGAATGATCAGACACGCTGGTATAGCGAGTTTGTTCAGGAGTTAAAAGATGCGTTGATTGCTACTACTGTTGATCGTAATTATTGGCAGAGTAATTGTAATAATTCACGGACTAATCATCGTAATGATATTAAAATGATTAGTGATGCACTTATAGCCGAGGCTGATAGTCGTGGTTGGTGTGATGATTACGATAAGTTTGTTGGTGGTCTCAATAGTCGTTTAGTTGTTTCGTTAGAGGAACGTGAGCAAGAGTATGAAGTTAGTGCTACTTTCCTTTTGAAAGTTAGTACTAAGATTAGGGCTCGTAACATTGACGATGCTAATGATCAAGCTGCCGATTTAGATCTCGGCGATTATAACTGTTCAATTCGTGGTGATTACAACGATATTGAATATCAAGACCATGATATTGAAGAAGCCTAGGAGGGCGTTGTGACAAAGATATATGATAAGCCAAACAATGTTGCACGAGCGATCGTATGCAATGCAGTAACAGAACAGATCCGTGATGCTGTTGAAATGTGGAAGCAAGCAACAATGATGTTTGCTGATAGTTATAACGGTGCATCAGGTCTAACTTTGCAAGTTCAGACACCTTCGTCTTGGTCATATGCCAGTGATGAACGTAATGCTTTGCTTGCTTATTGGGATCAGATCCTTGACTATAGGATTGCTGAGTTATCTAGTGGTGATCTTGTTATTCGTCATTCACATAGCGAATGTATTACTGCTGAGATTCGTTTCGGTATGTTCAATGATGCACCAATTGTAAATGTGCATCTTGGTTACTTAGACCTTAAAGAAACTATTGAGTGGGATGAATCGACATACGATGAGTTCCTTTATGATGAGGTCATGCGTAAAGCAAGTACCTTCTTGCCAATTAAGGAATCATAAGTTTGATTTATTCAGACGTTGCTCGTACATTGCGTGACGCTAGGGGTTATGCCTCTAGTGTCACGCAGTTACGGATGATTGATCGGCTTGTATATATGTTGGCCGATACCTTTAGTGAATACAAAATGTTTAACGCTGATGCGTTTTATACACAAACACAAGTGGGATATGGAATCCCTTTAGATGATACGGAGATAGCACATGAGTAATAGCATCAATGTTGTAGGCAATCTTACGGGTGAACCCGAATTGCGTTACACACAGAGTGGTACTGCGATGGTTAGTGGCAGTATTGCTTCTAATCGTAGATACCAGGTTAATGGTGAATGGCAGGAGCAGACAAGTTACTTTAACTTTACTGCTTGGCGTGAACTTGCAGAGAATATTGCGTCCACTATGACCAAGGGTATGCGTGTTGTTGCTACTGGTCGTATGGAACAGAAGGATTGGGTTGACAAAGATGGCAACAAGCGTACGTCATACGATCTCGTGCTTGATGAGATTGGACCGTCGTTGCGTTGGGCTACCGCTGTTGTGACTAAAACCGATAAGAACGGTTCAGGTTCTAGTTCGCCTAGTGTTGTTGCGGCTTCGGCTGCGTTTAATGCCACGGTGGTTGAAGAAGATCCGTTCTGATTGGAGTTGTTTTGAAATTAACGAACGATGATATCCGTTCATTTGCTCAAGATGATTCCAATACTTTATACATTGAAGATCACAGTCTTTTCTTGATTAGTAATACAGTCCAGCCGAATTCTTATTTGGCTGGACTGCTCACTTATTTAAAACATCCGGAGTCTGGCATTGAATATAAACAGTTATTTATTATGGACATTCAACAGTTGCGTGATTTGTTTAATGCTATTACGGACCATTTAAATGTGGTCGATAAATCCTGAAGTGCCGTGCCAGCACATAAGTAATTGCTCCAGATGTAAAGCACATACGTATGAGCGTGGAACTATTGAAGCTTTCACGGTATACGGCCAAGGACATTGGAGTTTGTGTCAGAAATGTTTGGTTGATTTTAATATTTTTATTCGTAACGGAGGGTTACTGATGAATGTTCAAGAGTTAATAGATGTGTATGCAACACCCGATGATGTTGATATTGCTGAGCATCATGCGTTGTGTCAGTGTATTGATTGTCGTATCTTTGATGCGTCGTATGAAGTTGATGCTGATCAGATAGTTAAGGGTTGGAAAGAAGATGATTACATTTTCTCCGACGAGGTAGTGAGTAAGTCCGCGTAACTGCTATACTGGCAGGACATATTGGCAAGGCGAATGGACACGCCGTGAGTCAGAAAAGAGAATAAGATGGTTAAGAAAGATCTATCAGGGTTGGCAGAGTCACACCGTACAGGTGGAGTACCGCCTACAGGTTACCCAATTTTTGTAAAAGCTGTTGCCGAATCGTGGTATCAACAGTATCAAGATAAGGGTGAGCATATGCGTGCTACTGCTGTTGCAGGGTTGCCGTATCGTGCTTCGTTTACTGCGTTCCGTTGTGATCGTCAGTTGGCTTATGGTATGGCTAATACGCCTCGCCCTATCCCTAACATTGCTGATGCTTATCGTATGTCTCTTGGGACATTGGTTCATGCAGGTTTAGAAGATGCTATGTCTAATGCGTTTCCAACAGCCAAATTTGAGGTTCAGGTTGATCTTCGTAACATTGGTGTTGAAGGTTCTGCTCATGCTGACATTGTGACTTATCATCCTGATGGTTCTGTTGATGCAGTAGTTGAGTTCAAAACTGTTAATGGTTTTGGTTTCAAGTCTATGGCTACAGACTTTAAGGGTCCGGCTCAAGGTCCACGTTCAGGTCACGTATTGCAGGCTGCTTTGTCTGCTCTATCTCTTGATGCTGATCGTGTTGTTGTTGCTTATTTAGCAATGGAAAATCTTTCACCTAGCATGAAAGCTTATGTGCCTGGTGACCTTGGTAGATTTGCTGCTGAGTGGCATTACACGCGTGATGAGTACGAGGCGCTTGCGTATCGTGAGATCGATCGGATTACGCATGTAACCAAGTTGATGAGCATTGAGGACTTTGTTGTGCCTACTGCTATTCATGATGATTCAATCCCTTATGGTGCGTTCATTAGTGATCCAAGTCGTGGCCAGTGGATTCGTTTGAATGCGCTTGAGCCTACGATCATTGAAGATACTGGCAAGGTTTGGTTCTGTGACTATTGCGATTGGCAAGAGCAGTGCGTTCAAGATAATGCAGTTTCAGTAACTATTAGAGATCCATTTTAGGAGGGGTCATGACAGATAAAACATATAACGGTTGGAAGAATTTTCAGACTTGGAATATTATCTTATGGTTAGATAATGATGAAGGTTTGAATTCGTTAGTACAAGATTATGGTCACAAGAAATCGTATGAAGATTTTGCATACGACTTTCTGTTAGAGCACAGTACCACTACACCTGATGGTGTTAGATGGTTGGATCGTGATCTTGATTGGGATGCGTTAGATAAATATATGGAGGAGAATTGTGATGTCGGTAGTGTCGAATGAGATTATTCATGTTGCGTTGAAGGATTTGTATCCTTCTAATAATAATGTGCGTGGATTTATGAATGAAGGCAACATTGTTGACTTGATGAATTCAATTGCCCAGGTGGGTTTGTTGACGCCTTTGATTGTTCAAGAACTTGGTGATGTTGAGGGTGGCTTCGTGGTTGTTGCTGGCCATCGCCGGCTTGAGGCTTTGACTCGTTTGCATTCTGATGATTGGCTTGTGCCTGTGTTGGTGCGTAACGATTTTGATGATCGTGCTGTTACTCAGGTGATGTTGATTGAGAATTTGCAGCGTGAGGATTTGTCTCCGCTTGATGAGGCTAAAGCGTTTAAGTCTTTGTTGGATTCTGGGTTTAATCAGACTGAGATTGCTGACAAGATTGGTCGTTCTCAAAGTTTTGTTTCTCAGCGTTTGAATTTGTTGACGTTGCCTGATGATGTGCGTTCGTTGCTTGCTGATAAGAAGCTTAAGTTGTCTGATGCTGTTCAGATGATTGGTATTAGCGAAGAGTCGTTGAAGCCTTTGGTTAAGAAGGCTTTGAAAAATGAGTCTACTGATCCTGTTTCATTTAGTTCTTGGGATATTGATGGTGCTCGTCGTGCTGATGCTCGTGCTCTTGACAAGAAGATTGTTGATGAGTTTAAGTCTCGGTATACAGTGCTTGATAGTCGGCCTGATGATCTTGATGTAACTGTGATTGCTGTGATGGCGACTGATCAACTTGCTTCATACATGCCATCCGATGATGATGTGTTGTATCAAAGTTATAATGGCATTGTTGTTGCTGAGGTTTCATTGAAGTCTGGTGACGATGTTGATCCTTGGGATGCTTATCATGATGAGCGTGATCGTGTTCGTAAGATTAATCATGATGCGATGGTCAACTATAGGTTAGCTTCTAAGATGATTGTCAAGAGTTTGATTACTGATAAGACTCATGCTGCTCGTCAGGTTATGTTGCGTAGTTCTATTCGTACGCTTGTTAATGAAATGTATGACGCTCAAAGTTCAGTTGAGTCATTGCTTGGTTTAGACTTTGATGATTGTGAAGATGTTTGGGATGCATGGCTTAATGCTAGTTCTGAGAATGTTATTCAAGCATTGTTGTGTTGTATGTATGACAACGGTGAGTTAGATGGTGACATTGAACCTGTGCTTGCATTGGAAGGTCTTGAAACACCTGCGATGTTAGAAATGCCTGAACCTCCTGAAGAGGATGAGGATGATGAAGATCTCGAAGATGAGAATGAATAAGGAGAAATAATGGAAATCAATTGGAGTAATCCACCAGCAAAAAAACATTCGTTGCATAGCGAATTTGTTGATGCATTGAAGGCAAACCCTGGTTCGTGGGCGTTGTGGCGTACAGATACGTATGCATCTAATGCGTTTGTT